ATTTAGGTGCAAAAGGTGATTTAGGTGCAACAGGTGCTCAAGGAGCTAAAGGTGACTTAGGTGCTCAAGGAGCAAAAGGTGATTTAGGACCTCAAGGTAATATTGGAAATACAGGTGCTCAAGGAGCAAAAGGTGATCTAGGACCTCAAGGTAATATTGGAAATACAGGTGCTCAAGGAGCAAAAGGTGATCTAGGACCTCAAGGTAATATTGGAAATACAGGTGCTCAAGGAGCTAAAGGTGATCAAGGAGCAACTGGGATTGGAATAGATGGTGCTCAAGGAGCTAAAGGTGATTTAGGTGCAACAGGAGCTCAAGGAGCAAAAGGTGATGCTGGAATTGGAACTACTGGTGCTCAAGGAGCAAAAGGTGACTTAGGTGCAACAGGAGCTCAAGGAGCAAAAGGTGACTTAGGTGCAACAGGTGCTCAAGGAGCAAAAGGTGACTTAGGTGCAACAGGAGCTCAAGGAGCAAAAGGTGACTTAGGTACAAAAGGAGATCAAGGAGCCAAAGGTGACTTAGGTACAAAAGGAGATCAAGGAGCAACAGGAATTGGAATTGATGGAGCTCAAGGAGCTAAAGGTGACTTAGGTGCAACAGGTGCTCAAGGAGATAAAGGTGATACTGGAATTGGAACTACTGGAGCTCAAGGAGCTAAGGGTGAAATCGGTGTTACAGGTGCTCAAGGAGCTAAAGGCGAAATTGGTGTAAAAGGAGATCAAGGAGCTAAAGGTGACTTAGGTACAAAAGGAGATCAAGGTGCTCAAGGCGATTTAGGACCACAAGGTGCTCAAGGAGCAACAGGACCCGCTGGTTTATCTGGAGTTGATGGAGCGCAAGGTGCAACTGGAACTGGAACTACTGGACCAACTGGACCAACTGGACCAACTGGAACAACTGGACCGACAGGTGCTCAAGGAGCTAAAGGTGACTTAGGTACAACAGGTGCTCAAGGAGCAAAAGGTGAAGTTGGTGTAAAAGGTGCTCAAGGAGCAACCGGAGCAGGAACACCAGGACCAGGTGGAACACCAGGATCTGATGGAGCTCAAGGTGCAACTGGACCCGCTGGTGCAGGTGGAGGTGTTTCAGGTTACGTTCAACTAGTATTAGCAGCTAACATTCCAAACCCTGTTAATTTATTTTTACCAATGACACTTAGTACTGAACATGATACATTAAATAGAGTAACAAGTCCGGGTGGACAATACACTGCTATTAACATCTTATCTGGTGAAATATGGGAAGTTGAAGCGCATGTAACTTCATTTAATAACGCGCTTCAACATGGTATAACACTAGCATGGGTCACAGGAGCTGGAACATTAAACGAGGATTTTGAGCCAATTAAAACAGCTCAGATACCTGGTTTTCAAGATCATCCAGTAACATGTCATATTAGTGCTATAATAAGACCTAATGACAATCGACAATTGGCATTAATAAATTTAGTCGCATCTAGTAATTGTACAATTTTAGCACAAGATTATCCACTGGTCCAATTAGGTGGTAATAGTTTCACGAATGAAGATTGGAATGGCAAAGGAAAAGTAACTTGGTTATATGCTCATAGAATATCTTAAAATTAAAGAGATACATATTATATGAAAATTACAAAAATAGCTTCGAAAGGTTTGGATTTAATCAAATCCTTTGAAGGTTTAAAACTAAAACCATATTTATGTTCTGCCAACGTACCAACTATCGGTTACGGCAATACATTTTATGAGAACAAAGCCAAAGTCACTTTAAAGGACTCGGCTATTACAGAACAACGTGCAGTAGAACTACTAGCCTGGTCATTAAAGGGCTTTGAGCAATACGTTGATTCATATTGTATAGATACTATTACTCAAAATCAATTCGATGCGCTAGTCAGCTTCTGTTACAATCTAGGACCTGCTAACCTAAAATCAAGTACATTGCTTAAAAAAGTTAATGCTAATCCAAACGATCCAACTATTAGAGCTGAGTTTTTAAAATGGAACAAAGCTGGAGGTAGAGCACTTACAGGTCTAACCAGACGAAGAACAGCTGAAGCTAATCTTTATTTTTCATAATCCTGAAACATAGAGATCTTTGGTTGTATAATCAATATGATCTCGTAGCTCAGCTGGATAGAGCAACTGCCTTCTAAGCAGTAGGTCACAGGTTCGAATCCTGTCGGGATCACAACTAAATATAAATATAATATTAATATGGCTCGTCAAAATTTATTAATTATAGATAATTTCTATAATGATGCAGAACAGGTTAGAGAATTAGCTCTAAAACAAGATTTCTGTGTTAGGGGTAATTACCCAGGACAACGTACAGTTCCCATGACAAATGATTCTGTCAAAACACTGCTTGCAAATGCAGTTAGACCAATGGCTGGTGAAATTATTTATTGGCCGACAGAAGAAAACAGTTATAATGGAGCATTCCAATATACTACTCAAAGAGATCGTAGTTGGATTCATGCAGATCATACTACAACATGGGCTGCAGTTTGCTATTTAACACCAAATGCACCAATCACAGGAGGTACAGGTTTATTTAGACATAAAGAAACTGGACTTTTCTCGGCACCAAGATTGGCAAATGGCAAAATGGATGATATATGGATGAGCGATATTTATAAAGATTCTCAAGACATGACTAAATGGGATCTTGTTGACTTTGTCGGCAATAAATTTAATCGTTTAGTAATGTACCGTGGAGATTTATTTCATACGTCAATGGACTACTTTGGACGTGATATATACGATGGAAGATTATTCCAAACGTTCTTTTTTAGCACTGAAAGATAATAATACGGAAGGATGGCAGAGTTGGTCGATTGCGTCAGACTTGAAATCTGATGTACCCTAGCGGGTACCGTGGGTTCGAATCCTACTCCTTCCGCACTTTTTTTGAAACAAAGATAATATCTACAGTATAATAAACTCAATTAACAACTAAAACAAACAAAGATGAAAAAAGCAATTTTCGCAATCGCAGCAGTATTGACATTGGCTTTCACGGCATGTTCAACTACTCCAACAACGGAAACTACGTCAACAACTGACAGTACTACTGTTATCGTTGATTCACTTGCAGTTGACTCAGCTATCGTAGCTGATACTTTAAGCAAGTAATTATCAAGAAGGAAAAGGTCCATAGGGCCTTTTCCTTTTATTTTTAAAGAATATTGGGTGCCCACCAATTTGAGGTCCTGAGTCAATAATGGCTTTAGAGTTGTCATAACGGCAACAAGAGGATTTTAATAAAAACCAACAGGTATCATGAATAATACAACAACAGCGTTTATTACGCGAAGTAAAAGCCGTCTTAAGATCTACGGTGAAAACGTCTACATGAAAAGTGGAGAGAATTTCGAAATAGAACTTTTTAATGGTCATACAGACAATGTAATGGCTAAAATTTGGATCAATAATAAATTGATCTCAGAAAGCGGTTTAGTTCTTAAACCAGGACAACGTTACTTTTTAGAACGTTTTATCGATTCCAACAACAAATTTAAATATGAAACCTATGCAGTAGATGGTTCTGGCGATACAAGCAGAGCTATTGCAAATAATGGTTTAGTCAAAGTTGAATTTTACAAAGAAACATGTTTTAATTCGATCTTTTCAAAACCTCCTATTTTTGGAGGTTCATGGACAACATATCCAAATTGGAATCAACCATATTACCAACAACCAATTGGCGCACCGATAGGCGTACCAAATATTTGGTGTGGTAGTTCACTAACAGGTGGTACTGTAAATAATGCAAACTTAACTGTTACAAACAGTTCAAATGCTAATTTTTCTTTTACGTCAAGTGTATCTCAAGATAGTATAGAAACTGGTAGAATTGAAAAAGGTGGAGCATCAGATCAAAGTTTTGTTTCTATAAACATGAATTTTGAATCAATTCCATTTGCAACTTCAAATTGGCACATATTGCCACATTCGATCCAACCAATGGAAGTCTCTCAATTGAGAAACTACTGTGCTGGATGTGGAACAAGAGTTAAAAAACAGTCATGGAAATTCTGCCCATCGTGTGGTGAGAGTCTAGACTAAAATTCAGGTGGGCACCTAATTTTTAATATATGGCAAAGAAACAACTCAATAAAAATATAAAATAATGCAAAATACAAAAACATATATTGACATTTTAAAAGATGTTAAAAAAGAATATTTAGAAGATACTAGAAGAAATGAAAGTTGGAGATGTAAAAACATTATAACTTCAATGCCATTTTATGAAACAAAATTTTATAAAGATTATTACGATTATGCATTACATATTTATAATAAATTAAAATTTAGTAATATACTTAAATTTAATACTTGGAAATTAGCAATGATTCCAAGTACCGAAGGATTTAATAATTATGATATATGGAATAAATTTACATTTAAATTAAATGATATTATATCATCAACATGGCATATAAAACAATCACACCATTATTTTAAATATGAAGAATATACTGGAAAATCAATAAATGACTTTGATAGAATTGTTGAATTTGGCGGTGGCTGTGGTGATATGTGTAAGTTTATTAAACAAATGGGGTTTGATGGTGAATATATTATCATAGATCTTCCTGAAGTTCATGAAATACAAAAAAATAATCTTATAAGTTATTATAATATAAAATTCGAGACTAATCCAATTAAAGGGGATGAAAACAAAAGAACATTATTTATGGCAACATGGTCTATATCAGAAACAACATTAGAATTAAGAAATGAAATTATAAACACACTTCAACCAAATGAATATCTAATAGTATATCAAAGACAATTCGAAAATATTTCTAATGTTAAATGGTTTAAAGATTGGAAAGGATATAGGGAGGAATTGCCGTGGATCGTATGGGATGGCGGTAGTGAATATATTTTAAAATAATATTTTTAATATATGGCAAAGAAACAACAAGAACCATTAGAACCAGCAACAAAATTCACACGAGTTTATGTTAGTGAAGATTCAACTGCCACGTGGCATTTTGATTTAACAAAGTTTCAGAATGGCCCAATCAAGGTAGAAATAGAATACTCTAAGGAATACATAGCAAAGTTATTTCCCAAGCCGGTCAAGAAGACAAGAAAAACCAGAACAAAAGTTAAGTAATTGTTCGTAACTTTTTTAAATCCGGGTGAAAATACTTTCGTCCGGATTTTTTTATGTCAAATATTTGGTGTATATTTACAGTATAATTAAAAGAAAGAAGAATATGATTTACAAAACTCTTAAAAACATCGATTTTCAAGCAGCTCAAGAGCTTTTTTATGGCAAAGAAGTTTTAACAGCTGAAGAAGCTCAATTGGTTAAAGAATTTATGCCTAAGGCAGCTAAAGAATATTTGTTTCATAATGATTGGAACAATACTTGGTTAAACCTTAACGTTTATTCTGAGGTTGAAAAAGAAAAGCGTGACTTAGCAATAGAAATGGGATACTAATCCAATACAACCAGATTGCACCCAATTCTTTTAATCTTAGTTATTATAAGTTAACTAAGCAAAGAGACTTAAAGCGCCAGAGAGCTTCTAATGACTTCTGAAACAAAACAGCAATTTAACCATAAGATAATAAAAAGATGAGCAAAGAAATCGAAACATTTGACCAAATTTGGGATCAACACATTAAACCAATTCTTAAGAATCAAGAAGACTGGAAATCACCAATCGATGGTTTAATACCCGAAAATCAATATAATAAAATCAATGAAGTAGTTGAGTTTCTTACTGGAACTTCTTTAGAGATTACCAATACATTTAGCACAGAAGAATCTGAAACGCTATATGAAGTTAAATCGCCAGGATACTCAAAGGGTCCAGCATCAAATTTTTAAAACCATGGAAAATCATTTCGATAAACTTATTAAGATCGTAGAATCTTGTGAAACTCCAGATCAAATGAATGTTAGATTCATTAATTGGTCTTTTAGAGCCCTAGAGCACATGAAAACTCTTTTTAATGATGAAGAGTATGATAAAAAAGTAAGAACACTAGCAAAAACAATTCAAAATAGAAGTATAGAAGTATATGCACAAACGAATCATATTAGCAGGACCGGGAGCATCGGGTAAGGATCACATGAGAAAGCTATTGGAATCTAGAGGTTTCAAATACGCTGTAAGTTACACAACAAGACCACCAAGACCAGGTGAAATAGAAGGAGTCGACTATTACTTTTTAACAAAAGAACAATGTCAACAAATGAAAGATGCTGGTCTATTTTATGAAGTGATAGACTTTAATGGTTGGTCTTATGGAACTTCTTTGGCCCAATTTTATAATGATGATGTTTTTATCATGACACCTTCAGGTTTAGAACACTTAAAGACTGAAGATCGCGCGACCTCATTAGTTATGTTCTTTGACATTGAAGAATCAATAAGAATGGAACGATTAGCAGCCAGAGTAATGCCAGGACATTCAGTCGAAGCCAGATTACAAGCCGACAGAGATTTATTTGCCGGATTTACAAACTATGACGTTAGGATTTCTGATCCTAACTTTTAAAAAGAAACTTTCAAGTCGAAGGATATATAAAAAACATAATTTCTTAAAATTTTAAAAAATGAAAAAAATCGAAGATTTAAAATCACAACTAGCTGAATTAGAGGTAAAAGCTGAAGCAGCTCAAAAAGAATCATCTGAAACTTTGTATGATTTGGTATTGGAAAGTCCAAAAACCATCAAACAAATTCAAGATAGAATTAACAAAGATTACGAATGGGAGTCTCGTACTGCTGCCGTAGTTGTACATTTACATGATCGTTTGTCAGAAGAACGTAAACGTATTAGTGTAGCAGAAGCTAGTGAAGATGGCACAATTACAATCCAAATGAAAGGAATTGAATTGAATGGTCTTTACCAAGCAATGTTAAACATGAAAGGCACAGGAGTTGAAAATGCTCGTACTTTCGCAAGATTATTAACAAGTATTGGTAAACAAGTTACAGAGGCAATGCAATCTATGGCTGTTGTTAACCAAAAAGTGATGGAAATTCACAAAGAAATTTCAGAAGTTGAGAACGAGATCGCAAGAATCGAAGATGCTGAACTAGCTGAAAGATTAGAAGCTCAAGATCGCGCTAACAATCCAGTTGAGATTGAAGCAGATCAAAAAGCTTAAAACATTACTTTAAACGATGAAGAATACAAGCAAGAGCAAGAATAGATTAGAACTTTTGGACATGGTGACTGAAGCAGTTACTAGTGACCGTATATTTGAAACAATTAATTATCAGACTCAGTCTGAAGATAAAATCAAGCAATTCATGTATCCTAACATTTTATCTTCTTTTAAGAAGTTTTTAATGGAACAAAGAGGATATGACGCAAATGTAGCTGATATGAAATCCAAACAAAGTTTACTTTGGGAAGGTAACAAGAAAACTACAGTCAAAAACATGATGTTTATGGGCACTCAAAACCGACCAGACATGGTTGTTGAATTGGGTGACGTAAGAATTGCTATTGAAATTAAACGTGGAGAAACTGGTTCTGATTTAAGATCTGGCTTTGGTCAATCAATGGTTTATGCAACTGTTTATGACTTTGTATTGTATCTCTTCATCGATACCAGTAAAGACAAGAAAATCCTGAACTCAAGTACAGGTGGAAATGAAGTTGATTTCGTAGAAACAATTTGGAAGAATTGGAACATAAGATTCGCAATAGTTTAATGAGCAAAATTTTTGTAACAGGCAACTTACAGTTTGGCCGACCAAGTATTATCAAGAAGATGAAAAGACCCTTTGAGTCTCTTGAAGAGATGCACGAAGAGTTGATTAAAAAATGGAATGCGGTTGTCGCCATAAACGATACAGTGTACCATTGTGGCAACTTTGCATGGGATCCTGATACTGCAGAAACTATGTTAAACAAACTTAATGGTAACATTTATTTAATTCCAGGCGAAGATGACAATGCCATTTTAGATCTTGTTAAAAACAAAAGCGTGCCTAAGCATGCAGTTGTTATTGACACAATCAATGAAATCAGTGAATTAGAATCAGTATTGTCTTATTGGCCCATGACTGTGTGGCCTAAACAAAGTAGACGTTATTACAATGTGCATGCTTACCCAAGCAAAAAGCACTTATCAAATCACAAATCTAAAAGCCTAAATGTGGCATGTGATTTCTGGGGCTACAAGCCCATCGAATTAGAAACAGTTAAAGAGTTGGTAAATCTCAACGAAGAATTTACTGATTGATTACCAACTCTTTAACATTTATTTTCAAAAAAACTGAAAATAAATTTTTTTATGTCAAGTTTTTTGTGTATATTTACACTATAACTTAAAAACAATATGAAACAATCGGAAAAGTATTTGAATCTTATCAACGAAGATTATCAATTGGATCCAACCCATCCAGAGTATTATGGTTTTTTAAACACAAATCCTTCTGACTCTGGTGAATTTACAACGATAGCTACATATATTGCTCAGAATCCTGAAAAATATAAAGATGTCTTGAATAAGCTTAATTTAGAGATTGGGTTCAATTCATGTAAAGAAGAAATGGTCTTTGTTAGAAAATGTTCGTAACTTTTTAAAATAAAAGTGTCCGGTTTAAAAAGAATGTATTATATTAGCAGTATGAATAACCAAAATAAAAACAGCAAACGTATGAAAGTAAAAAACAATAACCTAAGCTATCGTGAATTAGCAGAAAATTTTGTAGCAACTAAATCTGAATCAGATTATGTGCAATTGTATAAAAAAGTTAAACCAGGTTTAAGATCTTATATCTTTAAAACTGTTAAGGACTCTGCTGCAGCTGAAGATATTTTGACTAATACATTGACTAAGTTGTGGACCAAGATTGATCAGTATGATCCTCAGTATCAAATTACAACATGGTTATATCGCATTGCATTCAACGAGTGTCTTGGTTGGATTCGTGAACGTAATCGTAAGTATTCTTTGGATTCTATGCAAGAATTTGGTTTAGACATTGAAGAATCAACTGGTAAACTTACAAGTAACATTTCTGATTTGATGGAAGATTACGAAATGAAATCTGAAGCTGATTATTTAGCTGAAGATGCAGAACTTGATAGAGTTTATGAATCTACTTTGATGGCAATGGATAAGTTGAAACCAATATATAAGAATATACTTGTTGATCGAATCATCAATGAAATGAAATACGAAGATTTGGCTGATAAGTATAAATTACCTTTGCAAACTATCAAAAATAGAATTCGTCGAGGTCGCTTATTGGTGATCGAGATGGTCGAAGCATAATGGAACAACCAAACAAACAAAGAAGCATGCAAATGTACCACATCATGAGCGAGGGCAATGCATTAGAAACTTGCATGACTAGTGAAACTGCTTTTAAAAAGGCAAAAGATCTTAATGCAGATAAAATTGAGTTAGTAAACATAGCATGGGATTCAACTGGAGAATCTACAATTAGTAGGCAAACCATTTGGTCAAAAAAGAAATAAATTATGGAACCAGAAAAAGACATATTCGACCAATGGGCTGAAGAACGTGAAAGTAAATCATGGATCATTAGAAAACTTGAGTTCATTCCAATGTGGTGGAGCAATGATGGCATGTATTTACATAAGACTATTTGGACTGGACTAAAGAATCTTTGGTATTGGTTTCCTATTATCTGGAAAGATCGCCATTGGGATGACCATTATATCTTTGAAGTTATGATGCACAAACTTAAAGCCCAATCTAAATATATTGGTGACAGAGATTGGCATACAAGGTCACAAAGAGATGCTGAAATTATGATGACTTGTGTTCGTCTAATGAAATTAGTTAAAGACGAGCATTACAGTTCAGAATATATGGATTATCATGAAACTAAACATTGGTTTGAACCAGTACCTGACAAAGAAGGTTATAGTTCATGGGAGTCAAGACAACTTAAAGAAAACTTTGATGACTTCTTTAAGAAACATCCATCAGCTTATAAAAAGGTTTTAGCAGATGAAAAACTACAGATCTTTGGAATAGAACCAAGAGATGGTGAAACTGAAACTGATGCTAAACAAAGAATCGCAATGAATATTGGTCACTATAATCATAACAGAGCAAGAAAATTACTCTTTAAATTGATGGAAGAAAACATCGAAAAATGGTGGGACTAAAATTTGATTCAGCTGAGTTATATATGTTACGCATCAACGCGCATAAAATAACAAAAGTTCAATCAGATGGCAAAAGCAAAAACCGGGGCTGCTTCTACAGGATTTAGAGCAACCACAAAAACAACAAGACCAGGAGTTCACTCTAAAAAGAAAAATTCTTCACACAAAAGAAGTAAGAATTATCGTAAGAAGAACAGAGGTCAAGGAAAATAATTTAGAAAAAGTTTAAAAAACGTTGAAACAAACGATTCGACAGATATATAATCCTCAAACAACAATAAAACACAAGATGAAACGCATAGATTTACATAAGAATTATCTACAAGTGATTAGCTGGGCATTTATACCGGGAACTAGTCATGGGCGTGCTTTATCTGTGAGTTGATAAGAAATTATTTAAACTTAAAGTTAAAACCCAAGCCCTCAAAAAGCTTGGGTTTTTTATTGGCCCTAAATGGTGCGGTAGCTCAGATGGTAGAGCACAGGACTGAAAATCCTGGTGTCGGCGGTTCGATCCCGCCCCGCACCACCAGAATAAATGTTCTTTGACATATTGGTAAATTTGTATAAGTTGATCTTGGAGGTCAGTAGGTCTGCAAAATCTACGGAGTTGGTTCGATTCCAACCTTATACTCAATGTCCTGTACCCTTGAGAAACTCGTATCAAGTTAGTATGATTGACTGTGGATAAGCAGGACAGCACGAAATAAAGGGGTAAGAGAATAAGTGCACTATCGGGATGTGGACTAATTGGCTAAGTCGCCACTTTTGGGAAGTGGACATCATCCAGGTTCGAGTCCTGGTATCCCGACAAAAATGTTCGTAACTTCTGAAAAATAGTTGCAAATAAATTTTTTATTGTCAAGTATTTCGTTTATATTTACTGTATAATTAAAAACAAAAGATCTTTGACATATTGGTAAAATAATCATAAGCCCATTGGTTGGGAGCACCCCTCAAGGTTGAATCTTTGGATTCTTTATTGTAAAGCTGGAATTGGTTCGAATCCAATTATGATTACAAACAGTCAGTCTTCAGAATGGTATCTGTATGACTACATGATAAACCACAAGGCTCAGAAAGTCAATCTTGTGGCTGTAGGTTCGAATCCTACACTGACTACAAAGTCCAGGAGTAATTAACTTGGTACCTGAGGTGTTCGAAAACCTCGATTGATTATGGTGTAAAGGTGCACAGCAGAACGTAATAGGGACGCAAGATTAAGGTTCAATTCCTTTTTAGTCAGCAATTTGGATCGGTTGAGCAATTGGTTGGCTCAGCGGACTGTAAATCCGCCCTCTTACGAGCATGTAGGTTCGAGTCCTACCCGGTCCACCAAGAAAGTTGATTGGGGAATAGTATACTGTAACCTGATGATGGAGGTGGTATATAAGAGTTTGGAATCATCTTAGTAATGCCAATCGTAAAAACAGATGTCCACTGAACCATCTTCTGTTTTCTTTCTTTTTACACGTTTGTGGTGCAATGGTAGCATACCGGTCTCCAAAACCGTTGATGGGGGTTCGAATCCCTCCAAGCGTGCAAATGGTCCTTTAGCTCAGTTGGTTAGAGCGCCGCACTCATAATGCGAGGGTCACAGGTTCAAATCCTGTAGGGACCACCAACATAGTTTATTAGTTCAATGGATAGAACACTTGACTACGGATCAAGAGATAAGGGTTCGAATCCTTTATAAACTACTAAATTGCGATATGGTAGAGTTGGTTTCTTACGATGCTCTCATAAGGCATAGACACTGGTTCGAGTCCAGTTGTCGCAACAAAAATTTGATCTCGTAGCTCAGTTGGCTAGAGCACCTCACTTTTAATGAGGGAGTCAAGGGTTCGAGTCCCTTCGGGATCACAAACTTCATTTATAATACTACGATCTCTCAGTTAAAAGCTGTCGTAGAGTAAAGTTATAGTCCGACATGGCTATTGGTTATAATGAAGTATTTGCTCTCTTAGCTCAGTTGGTTTAGAGCGCTGCCCTTACAAGGCAGATGTCGTAGGTTCGAATCCTACAGAGAGCACTCGCCGCACAAAGTGTGGAGGAACTGGCCAGAGATTTATTCTTGCAAACTCGATGCCGAAAGTCGAGCTGCCCATCTACGGGATGGGCTTTATGGTGGATGTAGCTCAATCGGGAGAGCGTTGGTTTGTGGAACCAAAGGTAGTGGGATCGAAACCCATCATTCACCCAAATGGAAGATTGTCAGAGTGGTCTATCGTATCTCTTTGCTAAAGAGATGGTCGCGAAAGCGGCCCAGAGGTTCGAATCCTTTATCTTCCGCTTAATTTTGATAAATAATAAATGAAGTTTTGAAACATACAAGCTTTGGTCTGTATAACTAACATAACGTTCTTAAAATTATAAACGAATTAAAATGCACTCGTGGTGAAATAGGTAGACACGAGGGACTTAAAATCCCTTGGCCAGTGATGGTCGTGCCGGTTCGATTCCGGCCGAGTGTACAAAAAGTATGGCAAAAGCATTAGTTACAGGTGGAGCAGGTTTTATTGGATCTAATTTGGTCGACTTCTTATTAAAGGAAGGACACGAAGTTGAGGTTTGGGATGACTTATCCACTGGTAAACTTGAAAGACTTTCTAAAGAAGTAGAATTCAAAAGATTAGACTTAACTAGAGATGTTCTACCAGATATTGAAGTTGATTGGGTATTTCACTTAGCAGCACCAGTATCTGTTCAAGAATCTTTGGAAAATCCATCTAAATATATGTATGGTTGTTTTGGTACAACTTATAGAATGTTAGATTGGTCTAGAAGAAATAGTGCTAAGAGCTTTACGTTAGCATCGACCGCTGCTGTGTATGGAGAAACAGAACAAATACCTGTTAAAGAAACAGATGAATTGAATCCTATTTCTCCATACGCTGAATGGAAATTAAAAGCTGAAGATTGTTTAAGCATGTACAAATCATATTTTACATGTACAGCACTCAGATTCTTTAATGTCTATGGCAACGGTCAAAGTAGCACTGGAAGTTATGCTCCAGCTGTTGCAAGATTTTTAGATCAATATAGATCTGAACAACCAATAACAGTGACAGGTTCTGGCTTACAAACCAGAGATTATGTCAATGTTAATGATATATGTTCAGCACTATATGAATCTGGAAAAAGAATTGGACCATTCTTAATAATGAATGTTGGATCAGGCAAAGAAATAGCTATCTTAGACATAGCAAAAGCCTTTGAAACAAATATAACATTCATTGATAAAAGAAAAGAACCAATGAGATCTGGAGCTGATATTACTTTAATTAAAAGTAAATTAGCATGGAGACCAAAGGAAAATATCTTTGAATGGATCAAACATAATTTAGATCTTTGACATATTGGTAAAATAAAGAAATTAGGATGCATACAGCAAATTTAAAAACTTTTATTGGAAAAAGCAAAACTGCATCCTGTTAAATAGACACTTAGCTCAATTGGTTAGAGCATTCGCCTGATACGCGAAAGGTTACAAGTTCGATTCTTGTAGTGTCTACGCAGAAATCCAACACAACGACGACTTGCAAACAAAGTATTCTAGTGATAGAAGCAGTCATCCAAGTATGATTTGGAACGTGCACTGGTAGGCAACCAACCTATATTATGATACGAGCTAATACTTGTGGATTAAAGGTGACGATCAGGAAAGACTGATAATTTTGGTCTCATAGTTAATCGGCTATAATATTGCCCTGTCACGGCAAAGTGCCGGGTTCGATTCCCGGTGGGACCGCAAACGATTGTTGTTCTTTGACATACTAAAAAATAAAAATTAAAAAATATGGATACAATATCATTTATTTTAGGAATGTCCTCGGTGGTGGTTATCGCAATTGCGGTGGTTGCTGTCACAGGATTTTTTAAGGTCAGAAATGTTGAGAAACAATTCAATAACTACGAACAAAACTTTATGGTTGAGTTTGATAGTAGAACAAAAGAAATTCACGATAATATAAATTATGTAAATAATGATTTAAATCGTAGAATTGATGAAGAAGGCAATGAATTAAATCGTAGAATTGATAACACAGAAAGAGAAATCTTTTCCCAATTAGATTCTCGATTAGATAAATTGGAAACTAAATTGACAGACACAATTAAAAACGGTTGTGATCCTGTTAAAAATAATTAACGAGTCATAAGACATAATAAATAAATCGTTAAAGACAATAATCGTTATTACCCTTTCGTCTAATGGCAGGACAGCTGGTTTTGGTCCAGCTAATCGAGGTTCGAGTCCTTGAGGGGTAACCAAACATAGCGGGTTGGTAGAAGTGGTATCTCGCGAGCCTCATAAGCTCGAGGTCGGGGGTTCGAATCCCTCACCCGCAACCAAATGAAGTGTAGCTCAGTGACATTAATGAGAGCAAGTCGTAAAAGACCGTGACGGTAGGTTGAATTCCTCCCACTTCATATTTGGTCCCATCGTCTATCGGTTAGGACATCAGGTTTTCATCCTGAAAAGTCGGGTTCGACTCCCGGTGGGACTACTAAGAATAACTGTCACTCCATTCAATGTGATGTCGACAATCACGAATGGATCAAAGTGTTCATCACCCTCAGCCTAGGCCTAGAGAAAACTCTAATGAAGCTGTTAAGATTGGAGCGAGACGGGTACTCCAAAGTTATTCTTAAATGGGGAATTAGCTCAGCTGGCTAGAGCGCCTGCCTTGCACGCAGGAGGTCATCGGTTCGACTCCGATATTCTCCACTATTGATGATGAAATAGTAATTAAACGAGTATCCAGAGGGAACACTGCCAGAATCCCACAACAGATAGGACGGAGAAAAGTTAATGAAAGACAATGGCGCATCGGGAACTCACACAGGCCGCAATCTGTAATCGAGTATGAAGAGTACATACCAATAGCTCTCTTTATCCCGCAATGGTAAGAAAAATGGTCGACTCATCAATAAATTCCTCGGTAGCTCAGCGGTAGAGCACGCGACTGTTAATCGTGTGGTCGTAGGTTCAAATCCTACCCGGGGAGCAACTTAAAACCGATTCGGGTTCGACGTAAAATGGATCCTGCGCCTTGAAATATAGACAAAACGTCATTAAATATCCATCATTGAAGGTGTCATCGGTGACCTTCTAATTGCGAATATCGTATAATGGCTTATTACTCCAGCCTTCCAAGTTGGAGATCTCAGTTCGATTCTGAGTATTCGCTCCAAATTTTACCAATATGTAAATAAATGCCTGAGTGGTGGAATTGGTAGTCACGCCAGATTTAGGATCTGGTGCCGAAAGGCGTGTCGGTTCGAGTCCGACCTTGGGTACAAAAATAATAGATATATAAGCCAATATGTCAAAGTTAAAATCATTTTCTGAATTCGCTGGATTTAAAGAAGTCGATGCTCTTGGTTACGGCAACGAAGCTAAGAAACATCGCTTAACATATTCCAAAGAAAAACCAGTTATCATTAAGATGACCAAAGAAAATGGTGTCTATGAACAACTCTTACACTTTCAAAATCCAAGAAATTCAAGTCAAGAAACTCTTTCTGAAATAGAAGAAAATATATCTTTGCAAAAAGAATTAAGCGATTCAGAAATTGAGTTTATTAAAAGAGCTGAAACTGACATGTTACTTTTAATCAATGAAAGATTAATTGAACTAGGTGGAACTGATGAGATGCTTCTTCTACAAGCAGTAACTGCATTTACAGATCCTTTGCTTTATAAGTTAAAACATTTTTATAATAGACCAAGACCTGCTCAATTAGCAAGAGCATTAGATTTAGAATTGTATCCTGTAATTCCTACTAATGCCTCAAGTGCAGCTTATCCAAGTGGACATGCTCTTGATTCATATACATGTGGTTGGATCATTGGTCAAAAATATCCTGAATTAGCTGATCAAATTTCAACTTTTTGTGAAGAAGTAGCTTTTACCAGAATTCAGGCTGGTGTACACTACAGATCTGATGCTGATTTTTCTAAAATCATCTTTGATAAATTAGTAGAATCACAGACAATAACCTTGGATTATTTTTTATTGTAAGCCAAAAGCCCAATTCGCTTCATTATAAGAAGTCCAATAGCCATTAGCGTTTAATTCAGTTTTGGCAGTTGCTGCGTTAGCTGGACTAACTGTTACTAGAGTTTGTGCTAATTGTAAAAAAGCTGTATCATTCTTTGCACATCTTAAAAACTTGATATTGGCATTCTTGTTACCAAGAAAGTTAAAGCCATTTGGAACACTGTATTTTGAATTACTTTCAATAGTCATAACACCGTTTTGAGCTGGAGATAAACCAGGATATATCGCAGCGCCACCTGCGTCTATGCCAAATAAGTTTAAACCACCTGCACCTGCTGGAGATGCAGTTGGTGAATTATTCCAATTGCCACCATTTACTCTAATCCAACATGCATCATCTGTGGGTGATATTGCCATATCAATAATATCTCCATTTACCCAAGTTGGAGTACCTGACGACATGCCTAGGCCCGCGAATTGAATTGCGTTGGCATGCCAAAAGTTTCCATTACTAGAAAATCCAATACTAGCTGTATTATTTCCTAGAGGACTATTAGTCTTTGTTCCATCATTACCAATACCAATATAAGACAATCCAGTTCCGGAAGTACATTTGACACTAAACATTATTGATGATCCATCAAGTGGGCTTAATGTAAGCACTGATTGAATTACTGTGGTTCCTTGAGTAGCTGTTGTATTAGAATTACTTAATGTAATATTACTACCCATTACATTTGGATCTAAATAAAGATTATCGACTGGAAATTGAGTAGGTTGATTATTATTGGTATTATATACAGCAATGATATATCCTGGAACTTCATCTGGACCAGCATACCAATCTAATCCACCTAAGCCATCGTAATTTTGATTATCCACACCGATAACGATATTTCCCACTACAGATGTTCCAATAGGAGGACTTCCAGGATTTTGTGTGATTGCAAAGGGTCTAAATTGTGCCATTTAATATGATTATTTTCTTCTATATATTCAAAAAGATATATAGAAAAACAAAGTACATCTACCGTGGAATTATTAACTTACGAATCATTTATAAACAGTTCTAAGATCGTTGAATCTAGAAGACAACTACTAATAAACATCTTTAATCAATTTGAAGATATTAAGCCGATTATGAACGAGGCTATTGCTATCATAGAACTTGGATCTTTAGACGAGGCTTTCGAAGGAGAAATCAATGAAGAAAGCATCATGGCTAAAATGAAAGATAAATTAGCTCAAGCTGTTGCTGTTGCAAAAGAAAAAGGCAAAGAAGCCTTGACTGGAGCTCAACAAAAAATTATTCAATTAGGTGGAAGTATTGGTAGTGTTATTAAATTAATGATTGGTAAATTAAAAGAATGGATTTCAGCTGCATTTACAGCTGCTAAAGGATTTTATGCCAAAGCTGCTCAAGCTAAATCAGCTGATATTAAGGATATGGTTAGTAAAGCAAGCGATGATACAAAGAATTTAATGATTAAAGAAATAGGACATTTAAAAACAGTTACTTCTTCTACTGCTTCATGGGTAATGAGTGGATTTTCTAAAGATGCAACTAAAGCTGCGGCTGAAGCTGCTAAAGAAGATGTTAAAGAATCATTTGAATTGGTAATTTTAGAATCTATTAATGAAGCTGTTTTATCAGGTGAATTGGACTTTACAGATCTTTTAGAATCTGATGGTCACAGTGCTGGAATTCCGTTTGTTAGTGCTATTGCACATAAAATGCACCATATTCCTCCATTTAATCTATTAGACAAAGTAAAACAAGGAGCTGAGAAAGTTGCCTCCGGAGTTTTAAATAAACTTTCATATTATGCAACTGAATTAGCAGGTGCTCCAGGCCCATTTAAATTTGTTGCTCTGGCCGCCATTATTGGTATTATAGCTGAAGTACAGTTTAAAGGTATTGCAAAACATGCAGTTTTACACGCTGTTCCTGGATTAGGTTTAATGGCTTCTATTATATCTAACGTTGCAATGGCATTAGCCGTTGTTGGTATTGTTGAAGCGCTTATCGCTAAAAAAGATGGCGATGAAGAAGGTCACGACAAAGCTGAAGCCTAACTGAAACATTATTTTATTAGGGAGTATAACTCTAAAATAAAATTACATGGACTCAAAAGAATTTCTTTACAATTATCTAAACGCATTTTCACCAGTTGGTCAAGAGACCGAAGGACAGAAAATTTGGGCAGATTATATTAGACCATTTGCCGATCAAGTAAAAGTCGATGCTTATGGTACTGCTTATGGCATCTTAAAAGGCAGCACAGCTGACCAAGATTTATCGCACAGATACGCTGAGCCATATCGAGTAGTTTTAGAAGCACATTGTGATGAAATTGCATGGATCATTACTCAAATCGAAAAAGACGGTTACGTTCGAGTTAAAAGAGCTGGTGGATCTGATAATATGATCGCAGCTTCAAAATCTGTGATCGTACATACTCATAAAGGTCAAAAAGTTAAAGCATTCTTTGGTTCTCCAGCAGTTCATGTTAGAGAAAAATACACCGAAATGGGACCAGATCAGCATGAATTATGGTTGGATTTTGGAGTTGATTCAGCTGACAAAGTAAAAGAACTTGGAGTTGAAGTTGGCTGTATGGTTACTTTTGACGATCAGTTTAGTGAGTTAGGTGACTATTATGTTGGTCGTTCATTGGATAATAAGATTGGTGGTTATATCATCGCTGAAGCTCTTTTACGCATTTCAAAAATGAATCATCGTTTACCATTTGACTTATATGTAGTTAACTCAGTCCAAGAAGAGGTTGGCTTATTTGGAGCTCGTATGATTGCTCAAACTATCAAAGCTGATATTGCATTAGTACATGATGTTTGTCACAATACGAATCATCCAATGATGAATAAAGCCAAAGATGGCGATATTGAAGGTGGCAAAGGACCTTGTGTTGAATATACTGCACAAAACCATCGCAAACTGATCAAACTTTATCGCGATACAGCCCATGATCTTGAGATACCACTTCAATTAACAGTTGGATCTTATGGAAATGATACAGTTTCTTTCTTCTTAGAGAATACTCCGACTGCAATTTTAGCAACACCATTGAAATACATGCACACAACGGTTGAAATGGCACATAAAGATGACGTTGAAAACGCTATTACACTATTTGTCAATACTTTATTAAACCTAACGGTTTATGAAATCGAATCTATAAAAAATCCTAGAATCTAATGGAAACCTACATTATTGTAAAAAACATCACAACTGAAACTGGCACACTTCCAGTCCTAATTCTAGATGGTCACTCTGAAATATTAGAATTTGACGATTTAGAAAAAGCTGAAGATACCAGGCAAATGCTACAAGAAAATAGTGATTCAGGTCATGTTTATACGATCAGAACTATCAAATGAAACAATTCCAAACAGCTTCGTATAAAATCTGTAACTTAAAAAATAAAGTATGACCGTTTACCATTCATTTAAGAGATTATCACAGAAGTTGGCAATTAGAATGCATAGGGCTATGGATCCTGCACAGCACACTCAGCCAACAGAGTTTGAATTTGAAACTTTAGCAATTTGCAGATCACTAATTAATAGATCTAATTCAGAATTGTTAATTTCACCATTATCTGGTAAAAGATTTATCAAAAATTCAGATTCACAAATCTACTTTATTATTCAAGATGGCATGGTTGATATTATTAATCACACTTATTCTTATAATGTCAAAATTACTTTAAAGGCTTATCAGCGTTTGGTTAATGCCTTTGATATGGAAGTAGAATCTCGTCGCCAAGAAATGGAAGATGAGATCAGATCAAATGTAAAGCATTCATTAAAAACCATTTTTCAAACACTTTCAAATGAAGCAATCTAAACTGCTATTCCTAGGAGGCGCATTTACCATATTATTAATTGTTGGCTTTTGTGGCATGATTATTTGGGCATTTATTACTAAAAGCGATAATGTACCATTTCAATCAGTCAAAGAAAAGAAAGATTCAGTAGCAATTGAGATCAAAGAAGTAAAAGTGCCAGTTTATGTTCATGACACAGTTACAATTAAAATTCCATGTCGTAAACAACACTGTGAAATAAAAACAGACACTGCACAATAATTTTGAAACAAAAAAGAAAACAAATATATAATTAACAATGGAAAACTACAACAAAATCATCGCAGTTCTAGAAGAAGCTAGAGCAGATGCAGAAAAATTCTTTGAAAAAGGAAATAAAGCAGCTGGCACACGTGTTCGTAAAGCAATGCAAGATGTTAAAGCATTAGCACAAGCAGTACGCACAGAAGTTTCTGAAAAGAACAAAGAAGCGTAAAACGCATTAAAGGTTTCTTACAGCAATAAAACAGCATATAGAACCGGTACATTGTAGGTTCGAGTCCTACCTCTTATCGAAAGATAATTGTGGCGAAATTGGTAAACGCGCTGGTAAGCAAAAACAGAAACCTGACCTTATTGGGATACCTACAGCAACTACACAAAACTTCAATCTATAATGAACCAAAATGTGTATCCCGTTATTTTGCCTCCTTAGCTCAGCTGGTAGAGCAACTGATTTGTAATCAGTAGGTCGCTGGTTCGATCCCGGCAGGAGGCTCACCTAACTTTTTTACCTTTTACATAGATATATAGTTTATGGAAAAGTTAAAAAAGAAACAAGCCACTAGAAGAAAATATCATTACATTTATAAAACAATCTGTATCATTACAAATAAATTTTATATTGGAATGCACTCAACTGACAACTTAGAAGATGGTTATATTGGTTCAGGTAAAAGACTTTGGTACTCAATAAACAAATACGGCAAAGAAAATCATACTTGTGAGATATTAGAGTTCTTAGAATCAAGAGAACTTTTAAAAGAAAAAGAAAAACAATTAGTTAATCAGGATCTTTTAAATGATTCAATGTGTATGAATCTTGCAATTGGTGGAGAAGGAGGCCATGGCTCTAAATTTTTAACTAAAGAACAATTAGCAAAAGGCGGTAAAAATTCTATGGCTATTATAAAATTACTTAGAGAAACTGATCCAGAATATGCTAAAATAAATAGTAAGTCTATATCAAAGTCATATTATAAGGCGATTGAAGAGGGAAGAAGAATACCAAAAGCTTGGGGTAATTGGACTGGTAGGAAACACAAATTAGAAACTATTGAAAAATTAAAAGGTCATAGTCATCAAGTTGGTTTAAATAATTCCCAATATGGAAAATGTTGGATAACAAATGGAATTGAAAGCCAAAAGATTTACAAAGGCGATTCTATTCCAGAAGGCTGGAAATTAGGTCGTAAACAAATTTTGAAACAAAATAAAAACAATTAATATAACTATTATGAACAAAGAACAATTTTTAGGATTTTTACGTCACACTTTAACTGTATTAGGTGGTGTATTAGTAGCAAGAGGTTATATGGATGATTCAATGTTAGCTGAAGGTGCAGGTATTATTACTGCTCTTGTAGGTTTTATTTGGTCAGCAGCTTCTAAGAAAACAGTATAATTATATGGTGTCTCGGTACGCTCTGACGAAAGTTAACGACGAGGTCTCGGTTGGCAGACGGCCTCTGATCCAACCCACATTGCGAAAGTAGCTCAGCTGGTAGAGCTCCAGTTTACCAAACTGGAGGTCGCGGGTTCGAATCCCGTCTTTCGCTCCACTTTTAATTCAAAACAAAATGACTGAAAACGAAATTTTCAAATTCGGTGAGATTCAATATCTAACAGGACGCTTAGATGAACTTTACTACAAAGCATTACCAAATGTCTTAGATCTACATGGTAACAGAGGTATTGATGCCAGAATCGGTAAATACTTAGATAAGTTAAAATCAGTTGATGAGACAGCTTATTATCTTTACATGGTCGAGCATACTAATAGATCTCATGCCAGAACCAAAAGTCAAAAAGTAATTAAGAATATTTTAACTGAAGTTTTGGATCACGTGTCAGATGAGCCCTTAAAAGAAAAGATTCAAAGACATTTACATAAATACAGAAATGTATAAGATAATTTTAATGTTTTGTGCAGTTTTCATGGTGTTGGTATTTGTAATGGAATATCCAACATGGAGACGAGCAAAAAGAAAAGCCAAAAGAAAAGCAGAACGAGAGAGAAATAAATAAGTCATGAAGAAACTATTATTGATAGCACTGCTATTAATTACAAATTTAACATACGCACAACACAGAAGAGACTCAGTTAGAATTAAGACTGATATTTTTGAAGTAGTTTATTCAGAAGTTTTAGAACAACCAAGATGGATTCAATATTATGTTGAATGTCCAGATGGAACAGCCCCAAGATCTGGCTTAGAATTTAGATCTTATCCCAAAGTTAAAACATCTGATGATTCAGATTACGTAAATAATGTTTACGACAAAGGTCACATGGCACCAGCTGCCGATTTTGCATGTGATAGGTTTACAATAGCCAAAACATTTACTTATATCAATTGTGCTCTGCAACACCAAGATTTAAACAGAGGTGTTTGGAAAAACTTAGAAGTTTTCGAAAGAAATTTAGCTTTACGTGGCATAAAGGTAAAAGTTACTATTAAAGTTGATTTTACCAATGCAAAGAAATTATCCACAGGAGCCACAATCCCAACAGGCTTTTGGAAAATGATAGAAGCAGACGGAAAGGTTTATGAATTTTACTTTCTAAACGTAACTCCTACAAAATCAGATTTCATGTTATATCAAACTAATTGCTGTAAATAATGCAATCAAATACAAACCAAAATCGAGTACTACATATTGTAACTCGATGCAGTAGAATAAACAATATCATAACAGTTGGTCAATCTATTCCAGTAAAAGATGATGGAATACAATGGCATATTATCTTTGATGCAAACGTCTTAAAAGATGTTAGTACTGAGATTCTTAGCACATTGCAACGAGATTATAATGCTAAATTATACTTTGAATATTCTCAAAATGATTATCTTTACACAAGAATGAATAATGTCATTATTGATAATATCAAAGATGGTTGGGTATATTCTTTAGATGATGACAATATTTTACACCAAGAGCTGTTTGACAATTTTAAATTAAATTTAGATTTTTGTGAACAGTCTAACTTATTTGCAATGATTTTTAATCAAGATGTTTCATACAAAGATTGGACAGATCTTGATGTTAGGTTTGCAAAACCAGAGAATATGCGAGTTACTAAAATTGATCTAGCCCAATTTATTTTACACAGAACTGTCTTTAATAATTTTGAGTTTGAAGCTAGATATGATGCAGATGGTCGATTTATAGAGAGACTGTACGAAAACAACCCAGATAGATTTTTATTCATAGACAAGATTCTATCATACTATAATTATTTATAAATGATGCAATTATTAAACACACACCCTATTAAGAAGTCCGATTTGGGCTTTCATGGCAATTTATTTGGTGGTAAACTAATGAGCTGGATTGATTCAGCTGCAGCTTCTTATGCCATGGAATATTGTCACAATAGAAGAATGGTTACTGTTAGAATCGATGAATGCATCTTTAAAAAACCAGCAAAAGAAGGCAGTTTATTAAAGATCTACGGCCGAATGGAAAAGATTGGCACTACAAGTTGTGAACTTTACATGGAAGCCAGATCATTTAATGTTTACACTCATGGTGAAGAGGTGATTCTTGAAACTAATATTACATTTGTTCGTATAGATGAAGATGGCAATCCAATTCCAATCAGTGACAAAGTAAAAAAGCAGTTTAATGAAACAAAAGTAAAGAATGATATATAAATATCAAAGAAAACGTTCTTAAAGATATTGGACCCAAGGTATACGCTGCACCGATATAAAGTATAATAACAGAGTTGAATACGCAGTCACACAAAGTTATACCTTGCCTACAAGTTTGGAGCAACCTGAGTTTAGCGACTCAGATATGGCCGCGGTAATGATAGAGTAAAGGTAATTTAGTCGACCTCTACAGGCTTAGTCCCTCTGTACACCACTATCATCGTGCATCATGCTGTGAAGAGATGCTTTATAATGGGTAAGTGCTGAGCTTCAAACTTTTTTATTTTAAAGAACATTAAACGAAAATAATATGTATTGGTATAAACTGTATAAAGAAATAAGATTGTGGTATATTTTCCGCAAAGTAGCCAAAGCTAATGAAGAATTCTTAGCTAATAACAATTTGCGAGTTGATTGGATCGGTAGGATCTATACCGTTCTTAATATGCCACCAGAAGTTTTGGCTTCTCCTGAAATAGCTCAAGAAGGTTGGGTATTTCAACAACTTCCAAAAATGACCAAAGTTTTAATGGAAATGGGTATTGCTGAAGCAGCCTTTCCTTCTATGGAAAAAATAGAAGGCACTGATGGCTTTTTAGTTGTCTTATGGCCAGAATTCGATAGACTTTCTTTTTGGTCTATTCTAGGTCACACTGTTTTGACTACGGTTATCATCATCCTTGCAAAATTAGGATTTAACTTAGCTGCCAATCATTGGGAAGCTATTAGTCAAATGTGTTCTAACACCTGGAATTACATTTTTTAATGCAAACAATTAATAGAAGAGAAATTG